CTCAAACCGTCTGTTGTTCCAACCTTCCAATACAGACAAAAATCTTCTGGTTGCCGTTTTGCACCGTCTGCATAATGATCCTTTTGTCGGCGGGTTTCCGGAAGAATTCAGACATGCCAATTGGCGCATCCTTGGTCGGATCGTCAAGACCATGCTCCCTTCTGTTCGTACAGCGCGAATTTCGCGTACTGAGAACATTAGACTCATGGGGAAGAAAGGGTTACGTTTGGAGGCGAGTCTCGAGCAAGAAATGTCGGGACTCACTTCTTTTTATGGTAAGACCATAAATCTTAAATACAATGAGACCATAGCCGGTAATAAGGATATCGGTGGTGTTTCAACGTTAAAACCGCGAGCAATTCAAAATTTGCCCGCGTACATTCATGGCATCATGGGCGGTCAAGCACGCTCTTTTGCGCAGGAATTGCATGATGTTTTTGATGGGCGTGTTCACGTTATTTGTGGTGTTCCCGTCAAAGTCTTCTTCGCGTCTGGATATGACCAGGATCACCTTAGTGAGATTGGTCGAGCCATGGCACAAGGAGATACAGTCTTTGCTATGTCAGGTGACGATTCTGCCGTATCGTGGGGTTCAGTCCACGGCGGTCGTTTTGGAGAAGCTGATCAGTCGAAGTTCGATCACACACAAGACGACGGGCCTATGAAGGAATTCATGGGGCAAATCTTGTGCCATATGGGATTTTCCGACGATTTTGCCAACATCGCTTTGTGGTGTTGTCAGTCGGCTTTCACCTTCCGGAAAGGCAGGTTGTTTGGTAAAGGCTCTGCAGGCACACAAATGCCCACAGGGATAACCACGACCACATCATTCAACTCCATGTCCACTTTTGGATTCTTTGTTTGGATGCTTTACAATGTTTCCAAAACCAGAGACCTCGACCCTGTTGGGTTTGGTAAGGAAATTGGTTTTGATGTGAAGTACAAAGAATTCGACAACCTGTCCCAGATAACATTTCTCAAAGGTTGGTGGCTTGAAGGTCCTCTCGGTATTCAATGGGTGCCTCTCCCCTCCGCGGTTATTAAACTCGGTAAGGTTCTGAGAGACCCACGGGAGATTACATCCGTTAAGATTTCGGGTCGGTCTCGCACGTTTCTTTCAGCTGATGAGGCTGTTCGTGAGTGTGCTTTCGCGCTCGCCAGTTCTTATGGCGTCGTTGATCGTTCGTACCCAATTTTGGGCCCTTTTGTGGCCAAAATGAAAGATCTAAGTAGGAAAGCAAATACTTCCCTCTTAGGCCAAAGTTTGCAGGAATCATGGAAACCAACCATGACCGGTATCATCCTCTATCGGGATTTTGCCGTAAACGCGATTTGTGATCGTTATGGAGTAACGGTTGAAGCAATTCAGGAGCTGGAAAACCTGATC